CCTCTAACCTATTGATTTTAAATGTTATTTTTTCATTAAGTGCATTATATTATATATTATGTAAAATAGCGCGACACAAAACAGGCTATCAAGGCGTGAGTGCTTACATTTTAGGAAAAATTCCCAATAAAATTGGTTTTGTAACTGTATAGAATCATTGCATCGTATCAATGAGTGATAGATTAATGACGTTTACAGAAGTAAGGATTCAATCAAGAATGACGCTTAAAGAAATATCAAGCTATTTAGAATTAAGTTTAAAAACAGTTAAGCGATATGAAAAAGAAGACAAAGCACCTAAAGCAATTATTGAGTGTTTATCAATGCTTAGTGGTCAGTGCCCCACATTCAAAATAAAGAATAATTTTAATGGTTGGAGTTTTGGTTTTGGCTTCATTTATTCGCCTGAGGGCGACAAATTTACAAGCGGTGATATTCGAGCTGGAAAGATTGCATTGCTTGAAATGAATAGATTGCACCGCTTATCTGTTCGAAAACGTAATGAGAAAAAGAAAGAAAGCAATGTCATCCCCTTCCCCGTTAAAGCTCACAAAACCGCATCATCTGCATAAGGTAAGTAATTAGGTTTAGCAGGCTGTGATAGATTGGATAAATTTAGACTTGGCTTTGCCTGAACATACTACAGAGTTTTAAATTCAAAAATAGTAATTGGTTTAGCATGCTACGCATAAAGCGTTACTTTGCAGCAACAATATTAACCAGGCGGGTAACGTTTCTATCATGAACTCTTTTACGACATGCACCAGTTGCATACTTTTGACGACCTGTTATTAATCGACCGCATGAACAATTGCAAAGGTTTAAGCCTCGCTGTCTATTTTTAACAGCTACAGCTAGAGCTTTAGCCATTCCAATCGGAACACCATTACCAATAGCGGCAGATAAAGCACCACGGGTAAAAGCAGGTATATCAAAATAACTAGGTAAACCCTGAAGGCGTGCTTTTTCTGAAATAGCCTGCTCAGAACTTGCAAGAACAGTGGGATAAGTCGAAACACTTGGATTTCTTTCAAGAAATAGGCTTGTTTCGTCAGTTGATCCAAACTGAATATGGCGTTTACGCCTTTGCTTTGATCCAAAGTCAGAAGCATTAAGGTCTAATCTTTGCCATGAATAACCAGATATTTTTATATCAGGTACTTGTGGAACATTTTCAGCTAACCACCAAATTGGATTAGCTTGTTTTACTACCCTTTTATATTCTTCTAACATTTCGAGACCTTCACCAGTAGGAAGAGTACGCCGAGCTTTCGAAAAGTCTTGACATGGAGGACCACCAATAACCCCTTCAAATTTATCAGATGGAACATTGAAAGAGCGTATGTCTCCACCCCATATTAGATCAGGACCACGTACTACACAGTAACCTTGAGACTCGAAACCTCTATCTAGTAAACCTATGTTAGGAAATAATGAAAGTACAAGCATGGCGTTACTCAAAAAATAAATATGATGGCAGCAGAGTAACAGTTAAAACGTTACTTGTCGAATGTAAATAACCCTGGTCCAGTAACGTTACATAATTGAATAATTTGTTACCAGGCGAGTAACAGTTGAATAGAAGAGTTTTAAATTCAAAAATAGTAATTGGTTTAACATGCTATCGCATCTACCGCGCTACGCTTGCTTAAAATTCAGGCTTATTTTTGTATCGAATCTCATAAGCACACTCGATTTTATTAGCAATCATTTCGCATGAGTCGATATGTCCTTGGATGTATTTATTGAAAGTATCATCGTTACAACCTACATCAAGTAAGTCTTGATATTCTGAGGCTTTAGAATTAGTTGTTTTAACCAAATCAATAAGTAACTCTTCTAATATTTCAACTTTTCTATAATCTTCCATTTGCTCAACCTTTAATTGATTTATATGAAAATGTAGTAGTAAAAAAGGGAACCCCCCTAAGAGGGAACCCCCCTTTTTTATACTGGGCTTATTTGTGGTAAATCACACGTTAAGTAGTCAGAGAAATGCGTTTTATCGAATGTTATTTGCACCGAACATTCAGAAATATAGCTGATTTTATAGCCTGCTTCGAGTAGTTCTTGAGATGTAAGTCTAAATATGGGCTGTCCATTCTGCGAAGCTGTAAATAATATCAATTTTGAATCATTGCTAATTAATGAGCCGGCAACATGAAGCACCATTTTGTAATATGGGTGTTCTGGTGGTTTTTCTTCTTGTTCGGGTTCTTGAGTGTGATCATTATCAACTAAAGAAACTTGTTTTGATGATTGATTATCAGTTTTAAGTGAATCTAAAACTGGTTTAGGGTTAATATCTTGCTCTGGTATAGGCTGAGTTTGAGCCTTTAAATCAGCTACAGAAGTAATATCAACAAAATCATCATTCACAGGTTCTTGTAATACAACTTTATCTTTATCAAGTGATGAGAATGGATTTAGATAACCTGAAAAAGCCATGTATATAAATACTGAGAAGCAAAGAGCTGAACCCCATACGGTGTAGTGTTTATACCAAGGAGGTATATCATTGACTAATGCTTCCTCTACAGCCTTATTGCTTGCTGTATGTGATTGGTAGAACTTAAAATATGCTGGGTTGTATTCTCTTTCTTCTGTTGAGTAAACCTGTCCCCTTGTGCCGTCTATTACTTTACGAATGTACTTGTCTGATTGACCTGTAATTCGTTTTTTAATCATTCTGTAGGTAATATCAGTCAAGTCTATTACGTCAGGATGCATTTTTCTTGTGCCTTGGGTAGCGTAGTAAATATCCAAACCAGCGTGACGACTTTCTGCAAGAAATTCTAAGACCTCAATGCGCGCCCTTCCTTTAGGTAAGCTCTTATGAGCTTCATCAATTATTACTAATGGTCCTTGATTTGTTTTAGGGTGCCTCCATTCGAATTGATAATCTTCTAAAGTAGAAAAAGGATGTCCTCTTTCGCGCGTGTATGTTTTTATATCAATCATTCCCTCATAGTCAGGGAACACAGCATATATAGCCTCTAAGTTTAAAGGTAAATTTGTCGAAACGTGACGACCTTTAGAAAGAGTAGATAATACATGGTTTACGGTCATTTCATAAGATTTGCCGCTTCCCGTTCTACCAAGGAATAAACAAAACATTAAGAACCAAGCCTAACTAATGGGATCAATTGAAGGATAAATCTTATTGTTATACCTAGTGTAATTATACCTAACGCATAATCAAGACCTATTAAGCCTGCCACGTTTAATATTTCAGGTGGTAAAGCATCAATATATTGCTGAGGGTTAAACGTAATGGTTTCAGGTGTAATAGTCTCGATAATAGAAACACAAAGCGCCATAATTGAATCGAATAAGAAGTATAAAATCTCTTTTAATAAATCAAAAAGAGTCAGAAATATAGTTACGAAAAAATCGACGAAAGCATCAAAAAGAGCTATTAGAACACCAGAAAGCCATTGACCAAAATCACTAAACATAATTAGCCCCCAAAGACTAGAGCGCGAAATGCGAATATAGAAGTTAGTATTATTAATGACTTAATAATTAGCCATATTTCAGGACTAAGCGATAGTTCCCTACTACCATAATCATTGCCAAGTAGATTAAAATTAAACGTCCAACTAGGATAAGAACCGCCAGATGGGAAGTGCCATGAATCTAACCAAGTTAATAAAGTGGTTTCTTTGAGCGATTGAGAATGAGTCTCCCATATGCCATTAAGGCCGTTCTCATAGTTTGATTGCCACCATGATTCTGTAGGAAAAGTGAATGTAGTATTAGTACCAGTGAATGTATCATCAGGCTGTTCTGAATCTATACCACCATCATCAGGATTTGAACCACCATCTGTACCGCCATCTAGCCCGCCATCTGTACCACCGCCAGTATCACCGCCACCAGTATCACCACCGCCAGTATCAACACCAGTATCATTTTCTAAATCAGTGTTGCATTGATTGTTGTACCAATGAAGACCGTAACTTTCGCAAGTGTAAGCGTTATATGGCTGGTCTTGATTTTTGTCTGATTCTCTGTAAAAGCTATTAGCTGTAGATTTATGTGTGTTCTGGACATATGGATAAGGCTTTTCGATGCCTCTATCTATATAAGTGGTAGTAATAGGAACAGAATAAGAATCAAAATAATTAGACTTGTGGAGAAAAAAAATAGTTTGACCTGATGTAGTAAGATCAACTGAATCATAAGTAGAATTTAAGTCATAAAAAGGAGGAGTTATAGCAACTCGGCAGTTAGTATGCTCTCTCACATATATTCCATACTCAACTAAAAAACGATGACCTAAATTGATTATCTGCTTACCGAGTGATGTAGTTTTATTTTCAAATGCATCAAAGTATAGTTTAGATGGAGAAGGATATATACCAACTAATGGATATTGCTCATATTCACAAAACGAAGGAACTTTTCCGAACAACTCTTTAGAAACTTTATATTTTACGCTGTTAGGATCTTCATACTTAAAAACGTCTTCTAGGTCATCAGTTTGAAAAACTACAGTACCATCGTCAAGTGTACTTAGTGATAAATCAGCGGCAGTGTCTTGACTTATATCGCCGTCTAAACATTGGTTGTTTGTCCATTGTTTACCATTCGCCTCACATTGTTCTTGTGGTGTTGGGTCTGTTGGTTCTGGCTCTGTTTCTGGTGAATCATTGCATTGGTTATTGTACCAATAGTCATTATTAGCCTCGCATGCTTCTTGCGGTGTCGGTTCTGGTGCGGGGCATGAATCAGCAGGATTTACAGTGGTTAAATCTAAAAGAGGCTTAACACCAGCGGGCAAGCCTGTTTTGGTGAATTTATAAGACGGGTTTATAGAGTCAGAACATACAAGACCTAAATCTTGAGTGTTTTCATATTCGCAACCACTAAAAGCGTATAAGTCGGAAATATCACATGATGATGTTGTGCAGTTGTAATACATCGTTGTGGGAGCTGTTGAGCAGTTTGATGATTGCTCGAAACATTGATTGTTAAACCATAGATCATTATTAGCTTCACAGGTGAGCTGTTCTTGTGTTGGTTCTGGCTCAGTGTTGCATTGATTGTTATACCAATAATCGTTATTTGTTTCGCATATTTCTTGCGGTGTAGGCTCTGGTTCTGGCGTTGGTTCTGGTAAGGGTTCACCGTCTGAGCCGAAATTTCCCGCAGTTTGAAAGGTTGTTTTAATCGTATTGTCGTAATAGGTTCTTGTATAACCGCTAACAGAATAATACTTAAATTGAAAGATATACGCGTTTTGTGATTCAGAAAATGTAGATTGAACTAGTTCATAACCTGTAAAACCTGAGACGACATTAGGACGTGATTTATGGAAACTATATGCATCAGATTGTAAGTAAAATACTTTGTTAGTAGTTATTACTTCTTCGGCATTGGCTGAAGTACTTATTATTAAGATGAAAAAAAATAAAGAAAATAATCTCACTGCTTGATACCCATGATAAAAGCGAGCGCACAAATAACACCGATTAGAGCGATTATTCCCCAAAACAATACTAAGAGTGCGCCCGTCATCTAATTAAGCCTTACGGATGCCACGTTTAGATAAATCAATACCTTTAAACGCTAGTGTGATTCCAATGATAGCTACACCAAGACCAGTGACGAATGCCGCTACTGTTGTAATATCTACTGCTGTGAAAATATCAGCCATTTTAAATTTCCTCTTTTTTTCTCACGATTAAAAAGGGTTCGTGAGATAGACCCTATTCTTATGCTCTTTTAATGCCTTTTATAGCTGAACCTGTTGCGATTCCTAAACCATAAAAAGTTAAAACGACACCCATTCCCCAAGTGAGAACGTAAAGGATGGCTTCTGGAGTAATACCTAAAAGTTCTAGCTCTTCTGGTGTCATAGTGAATAAACCTTTTAAGCGGCTTTAGTAGCTTGCTTTTCTTGAGATTGTTCTTTGTACGGTTCGAGTACTGGATAACGCTCGACAGCTAAAGAGTCATACTGTCCAACTGTCAAAGCATCTTTGAGCATATAATCACCTGCTGGATATGCATCAACTTCGTTTTCAAGTGAAAGAGAAAACAAAACAGGATGACGTTGCCCTGATGTGTGTAAAAAGGCTTTTTGTGTGATGATTACGTAATCTCGACCATTAGACGAGCCAGAGCGTTTATTTGGTGTAACATCTTCTGGATAAATTGTGATTTTTTGCATTGTGGTTACCTCATGATTAGTAAAGTTAGTGACTCGGTACAGTTAGTGACACAAGTCCAAGGTCGCTAACGCGACGTTGTTTTATTTGCCATTCGTTTTGTCTTGTATAGATAAACGTGTCGGCACTTTTAAGACCTACAATTGAAGCTGGTCTTAATTCTTCAAAGATGTTTACGAAGTCTCTATCTTGGTGATAGGTTGCAACTCCATCTTCATCTATTAATTCGATGGTTGTATCTAGCGTGGTGTGACGGCGAATGATTTCGATTTTTTTACGCTTAAGACATTCGACTAGAAAATCTAAATAATTGCCTGTATCGGCGGCTTTGTGGATTGATTCAAAATCAAAAGGCACTTGGTCAGCTTCTTCTTTTTTGATGCGTCGAAGTTCACGCCAGATTGTTATACGTTCCCCGCCAATTTGCTGGAATTGTCTGATTCCCCAAACAGATGCCCAAGTTTGAACGCGGTTTACTGTTTCTTGTACTTCTTGGCCATCGTTTTTAAAAGAAGCCGTATCAATCGAACGTGAAGGTGATTTTTTTCCGTGATTGTTTGAGAATGACAGGTTTTTTGAGATGTATTTAGCAATATATCCAACAGCGCTTTGTTTTTTTCCGTTTTTAGATTTCTTTTTGATTTTAATCGCTGTAAAACGATGTTTTGTTGCTCCCGATTCATCTGGATTATGCTCCAATGCGTAGTGGCGGAATACTTGCCTAATTTGTGTTCTATGTTCTTTTTGAATGAAAAAGAGCATGTGCCAATGCGGACAACCATCATGGTGAGGTTCTGCGACACGCATACCTAGAAGTGGTAAGTCTTTTCTCTTAAGCTCTGCCCTGATTTTTTGCCATTGTTTGTTTAAATAGGCTTGAGCTTGTCGAGGTGTGTGATTTTGAAATTTTGAATTAATAAAGGTAGTTGTGCCTTTGCTTGTTTTCTTTGATGAGTAACGATGGTATTCAGATGGGCAAGTTAGAGTATAAAACTCCCCTACTAGATTTGATTTGTCGGCGTATTCTTCCAAGCCTCTTAAGCGTGCCATTAGTTCATTGCGTCGTAGTTCTGGGTTTGATGTAGATACCTTAGAAAGTTCGTTTAATGTTGCGGTGTAGCCTTCTTGATTGATTGCTTCAAGGCTTTCTAATAGATCAGTATTACGCTTTCTTTTGGCTGTATACATAGATACAGCTTGATTTGACACGTATAATTGCTTGGTTTTTCTGCCAACATGACCTAAGAAAACATGCTCTTTTTCAAGTGTTCTTGATTGAGTAGAGCGCAATGTTTTACGCCAGAATTTAGGTGAAGCAAGGCGCAAGCATACTGAATGATAAGACTGGTTTTTCTTTGGCTCTGGTAATGGTGGCAAACCTTTGAGAACTAGACGAGCGTTGAATTCATTGTATTTTTCTTCCCAGTCTTGAACGGGTTGAAAAGCTAACTCATTCTTAATGCCGTTAATAGTCTTGAATGTAAGCGGATTACGTTTTTTATATCGAACTGGCACAGGGTTGTTTAAATCGAATTTAACGTTCATGTATAAGCTAAATTGATTCGATAACATTGCGGCAAGGTTGCAAAGCTCTTCATCAGTATGGGATAAAAATAGATGATTATCGAAGGTGTAATTATCAAGCAGAGAAATATAATCTCGCTTTGGTAACTTGTTTTGCTTTGTTGATTCTAAGAAACGTAAAGGCACTTTTGAAGCTAAGGAATTATTAACAACTAGTGTTGGCTTGCTCAATAGGCGTAAAAGTGTACCGCTTGAGTTAATATCATCGCCTTTAATTTTTTGTAATGATGCCATTAGATTTCCCCGTATTCATTAAGAGCGTTCACAATCATTAATGCGTTTTCGTAGCTATCAGATTGACAAATAAGCTCTTCTGGATGAATACGACGCATTGGTGGATGGTCAAAGCGGTCATAGAATGAATAGATTGATGTTTCAGTTATGAAGAAAATGACGTATTGACCATTCATGATTAAAGGCTCAGTAAAGAGGAACGGAAAGAGAAGTAAGAAGCCATACATTGATCAGCTTGTGATTGCTTCTGTTGTGGTGTGAGCGTTTTATCGCCTGCAATTCTTAGCAAGTCAGATGTTAAAGCGTGTTTTAGTTGCTTTAATAGTTGTTGATTTTTCGGCATTGTCGGCTACCCCTTTTTAATGCCACGTTTCAAGAATCGGCAACCGACAGGAAACCCTTAAAACGTGGACTTAAACTTTTTAAGTCGGTTTGTTCATGTTCATGTTCATGAACTTGAATAGGAATTTATCTCAATCACATGAACATTGTCAATGTTTTATTTCATGAATATGTACTTTTCTTTGTATAATGTTGATAAACGAATAAGGAGTAATAGCCATGAAACCTAATCAATACTTGGATTTAGCAATAAAAAAAGCAGGTGTAAAAAATGACAACCAGTTAATGCAAGCAATCGGCTGGGGTAAGTCAAAAGTGAATAATTATCGACATAATAGGCAATTAATGGATAACGAAGCGGCTAGGCAAATAGCAGAGCTAATAAACGTTCCTGTAATGCAAGTGATTGCTGATATGGAAGCAGAAAGAGCAAAGGAAAAAGAGACAAGAAACGCTTGGAAAATGCTGTCCAAAATGTCAAAGGAAGCAGGAAAGGCAACCTCTAACCTATTGATTTTAAATGTTATTTTTTCATTAAGTGCATTATATTATATATTATGTAAAAT